AACGGGGCGCGCGACGGGCGCCGGGTCGAGGCCCGCCCACCGCGGGAACCGCTCGCGCTCGAACGCCGTGCGCCACGGCCCGCGGGCGGCAGCCGACTCGTCCACCGACACCCGCACGGTCCCGCCAGAGTCGACGAACCCGTGATCCACGCACATGAAACGACCGCCGTTGTCGCGGTGTTCGGCTATTGCGTTCGCGTGATGCGGGTGCAAAGCACCCCACACTACAAGCAGCTGCTCCGGCACAGGGCCGGGGTACGCAGGGCCCCGTTGCACAGTCCAGCCCGCGGCGGCCGCACCCGTCACCATTGCATCGAGCCTACGACGGGCAGAGCTCGTAGTGTGAGACGATTCCAGGAAGTAAGCGCCCTTCATTGGTCGAGTTGCTCCAGCCACACACGATAGCGCGCAGCGACCGCCGGAAGCACAGGCGTCCGCAAGTAAGCGCGTGCCCCCTCCCGCAACCGCCACTCGTAATCCTCGAAGGCATCGAGGCATGTTTCGATTTGCGCGGCGTGCGGCTCCGGCGCGAGCCAGACCTCCGCGCCGGTCTTGCTCTCCTGGTAGCCGGCTTCGATCGAGCACAGCGCGGGCAGGCCGAGCGCCTGCGCGTTCGCTAACTTAACGTTGCTCTTCCAGAACCGCGCCGGATACCCGTGGTGGTCGCGTACGCACGCCACGATGTCGAGCGAGTCCTGCACAGGCCCCTGCACAAACGACCAGCGCCTCCGGGCGCACGCCTCGGCCAGCATCCGACCGACCCGGCCGATGTAGTGGGGCGCCCCATCGTATCCGACAACGAGATGGCGCCTCTTGCGGGCGACGACAGGCCCGTGGGCGTAGCACCGCGGCGCCGCGTGGTGCGGCAACCACAAGACCTGCGCCGGGTCGAACAGACCCCACCGGGCGAGGTCGTCGCGGAAACGGCTTGTGGGGGCGACGACGGCATCCGGTCGAATCCGAGATAACTCGTCGGCCAACCACTCCCGCGCCTGCCGCTCCGACCAATTGTTGCCGTCCGGCTGGGGCCACGCATCGACGACATCCCAGACCAAGAACGACCCCGCGCGTTTGATGGCGGCGATACCCGGGTCGTAACGCCTCTTGACCCAGACCACCACGGCTGCCTCGACCGGGTCCGGGGCCAAGTCCGCCCTCCACCGCAGTACCCGCGCACCGACAGCGCGCCCGAGCTGCTCACCGCGGATTTGCCAGGAGCCGCTGGTGCCCCTACCGGTTACGAGGATCTGCACGGTGTTTCTCCATCAGACGCACGAAAGGGGCACCGGTCTCGATCTCGCCTACCGTCCACATCGCGTAGGCGAGCGACTCGAACGCCAGAAGACGGGCCCGGCTGTCGAGCCGCAGCGGCTCGCCCGCACACCACCGGTCTAGCGGCAGGGCCATGTCGCGACCCACCCACGACGGGCACGCGAACAACACAGGGTAGCCGAACAGCAGGCCCTTGATGGCTGCGCCGCTGGCCCAAGTAACCAGCGCCGACGCACCGCGAATTTCGGACCCGAGCTTTGCTTGGGCCGGACCAGCGCCTGGATGCGGCTTGACCACAACACCGCGCCGCGTCTGCCGACCGCCGGCGAAAGCGGCCTCGATTTGCTTAACCGCGTCGCTCTCCCACCCGCGCGGGGACGCCAGCCCGGGCCGGCCGATGCCGCGCTGGCCCAATACCACCAACGGCCCGTCCGGGTCCGCCTGCCACCCGTTGATAGCGACCCCGAGCGAACGCCACCGGGTGTGATCGTCCGGGTACCAGCGCCCAGCCCCGTTGTGGTCGTCCAGGCTTAGCGCGTACCATTTCTCGCCGCGGAAGTCGTGCCCTAAATAACCGTTTTCGAGGACAAACACGAGCCCCGGAAAGCCCGTCGCCGCCCGGTCCGCCACACCGTAACGATTCCAGACGACGAGCGCATCCGTAGCCCGCGCGTTGGCCGGGAGAGCGTACTCGACGCGAAACCCAGCCCGCTCCAGCCCGCGCCGCACCGCGTCACGCCTGTAATGGGGCCCGTCGCGCAACAGAACCCACGCCGTCGGATGCCTGTTCACCCGGCCCACGCCTCAAGGTCGAGAGGCTCGACGAACGGCCAGAGCGGGGACGGCTCAAGTAGGGCCGATCCGGGCGACGCAATGCGCACATCCACTTCAGGACGGACCGCCGCGAGCTCAGACGCGAACACCGCGAAACGGCGCCGGAACGACTCGAAGGTGGACGCCGTCGTGTTGCGTAGCGGGTGTGGATGGTTACCGAAGTAATGCGACCCACGCAGGTCGAACCCGAAAAGGACGACCCGAGCCGCCCCTTCTTGAGCGGCGATGTGGCAAGCGCTAAGCCCGCTGTTACCGCCGTGCCGAAGCGACCCCGGGCGAGGGTCGTAGCCCGTCGGGCCTGTGCTCTGGTACAGGGCGTCGAAGTCGACGCCGGCGACCGGAAAAAGACCGGTCAAGTAGCCCGGGAAAGAGCGCAGGGCCGCGGCGTGGTGCGCGGCCCAACCGGTGTCGTTCGAGTGGAGCCAGTCAACGCCGGCCAGGTCGAGCCCGGCGTTGTTAACCGCCAGCAGCAGTGCCCGATTTCGGCTTCTTGCCCGCTGCAGGACGCTTCGAACCTCCGGGCGAAGACTTGGCCCCGTCGCCACCACCGCCACCACCCGACCGGCCAGCGCCGGCCGCGTCCTTTTCGTCGGCCGAGCCATTCGCGTCTTCCCCGTCTGTCGGAATCGGAATCAGCGCGGCGGGCTCGTCGCAAACCTCCGCGAAGAACTGCTCGATCGCGCGGTCCGGCGACTCGATCGGGGGTGGCGACGGGGCCGCCCCCGCGGCCGCCGGCGGCTCGGCCGGGGGACGGGCCAGAGGAGCCCCTTCAACCGCGTCCGCGCCAGGCGAGCCGCCGGGCCGCGCCGGCAGCTCGGTGCCGAAGACCGCCAACCCGCGCGTGACCCACCGCATCGCCTGGTCGTAGCGGAGCTCGCGAACCTCGCCGGCCTTGGCCGAGAACCGCACCTCGCCACACACCACAAGCGAAGCGTCGGCGACGAAGCAAACGGTCCGCGTTTCGTTTCTCTTCTCCATGTGTCGATTCTAACCCGCCGTGTGTGTGTGTGACAAGTGTCAGGCGGCGACGAAGCGCGACTGACCCACGACATGCGACAGGCCGTCGCTGACGCCGAGCTCCGAGGTCGAGGGGTACTTGGGACCCGCACCTAGCAGCGTGGCCGACAGGTCCGCGCTCCCCGAGACCACATTCAGCACCATCGACAGCAACACAGCGTCCGACCCGGCCAGCGCGGCCATGTCCACTTCCAGCACGTAGAAGCCCCATTCGTCGGTCTGCGCGAGATCCAGACTGCCCAGAACCAGCGAGCCAGGGGGCCCGGCCTCGGACGTTGCCGCGACGAGCCGGACTTGCGCCTCGAAGTTGGACTGGTTCTGCACGAAGACCAGAATCACGAAGCGCTCGAAGTGCTTGGACGGCACGGCGCCAGCCCAATCGCTGAACTCAATGTTGCCGGCGATCGCCGCGAGCGGCGTGTGGTGCTCCAGGAAGAGACGGGTACTCGGGTTCATGGCGGTCTCCGAAAAGGGTGCGGCCCGCCGGCGGGGGAACCGGCGGGCCGCTGGGGACGGCGAGACGGGCGGCTCGCCTACAGGAGCGCCTTAGCGGACGCTCTTGATTTCGTCGACGGTCGACGCGTCGTAGTCGCTCGCCGGCAAGAAACGCGGATCGAAGCCGAGCAGAACCGCCCCGGCGTCGCTGGCCGCGGTGCCCACCGTCAAACGGAGCTGAACATGGGTGTAGTCGGCCGCTGCGCCGGCGAGGAACTGTTGAGGATCGAAGTTGATGATCGCCTGCTTGTCGCTGTCGGCGCCCGCCTGCGTCAGCTGCGTGATGCTCGAACCGGCGACATCGGCGGCATTCGCACCGGCCGCGTTGGTCGCGACGCGGAGTTTGGCGTCGACCGTTGCGGCCGAGCCGAGCGTGCCGACGAGCACCACCGCCATGAACCGGAAGAAATCCTTCAGCGGAACCCAGGCGGTGTCGTAAGTGCCCACGGCGTACGCGTCGGGGTCGACCACGCCGACCACGGTCGCGCGCTCGGTGGGAAGGCTGTTGGTGTGCATTTCGACTGCTCCTGCTGTTCGGGTGGTGTCGCCTGTCGCAAAACCCCGACGCGCTTAGCGCGCGCCGAGGGCCACGAAGCAGGAGCGGCTCAGGGCGTTGCTGGCCTTGCGGGTGATGGGCGCCTTCCACCACGGCTGGCCGCCGATGCGGAGGATGAAGCGGAAGGTCGTGATGTCCTGATCGAAGAACAGGTGGATCGAGACATCCTGCCGCACGCCGCCGGTCTTCGTGACCGTAAGGTACTTGGTCAGGTCGGCGAGGATCAGATCGCCCCTGTCGCCCAGACCCGGCACCGCTTCGTGCGGAATCACCGGACGGCCCATCAGGGTGCCATACGGCGCGCTCGACAGGCCGCCCGGCGGCATGTAGACCGGCGCCACGGTCCCGTTGTTGCCCGGGAAGCGCATCGAGATCAGCTGCTGTTCGACATCACCGTTGATCAGCCACACCGAGCGCGGCTTGCACGGCGCGTAGAGGCGCGTCCACATCTTCACGATGTTCTCGAAATTCACCGTGTCCGCGGACTGCCCGGACTCCGGGGCGACCTCGATCGTGGCGCCGGAGTTGAGGATGCCGAGCGGCAAGCCGGCGCCCGTACCGTTGATGATCGCGTCGGCGATGCGGAAGTCCATCTTCTCCGGCGCCTTGGCACGCAGGTAGTTGCCGAGGCTCGTCGCGTCTTCGAGCAGCTCCTCCGTGACCGGTACCAGCGCGGTCAGCTTGTTCAGCTTGGTGGTGGTACCCTGGAGCGCGATCTTCGACTGCGTGATCGAGCCGGCTTCGCCCTCCCAGTACGCCTGCACGCCGCCGGTGGTCTGCCACGGCGTGGTCTCGTCGAGCGGCACCGTGAAGCTGTTCGAGCTCGTGGTCTGCTGGTCCGTGCGCTGAAGGAGCGACTCCTCGCCGAAGACCTTCCGCATGATCTCGCTGCGGAAGTCCGGCGGCACCGCGAAACCGCCGTCGACGCCCACACCCTCGCTGGAATACGTGGTCGCCGCGGCCTGGACGAGGCGCGGGTCGAGCTGGCCACCGACGGCGTACGCCATCACTGCGCGCGCGAACTGGCCGAAGGTCGGCCAGCCCCAGTCACCCTGTCGCGCCTGCGGCTGCACCGCATCGACGCGCACGATGCGCGACGACTCGGGGAGCGTGCCGACGGCTGCGTTCGGCTTGACGGGGGAGGAACCCGCGGCGGCCGCGGCGGTCGCCTGCGGCGAGACCGCGCCGACGCGGGCCTGCTTCTCGACGATCGCGCGGCGAAGGGCGAGCTCCTGCTCCAGGTCCTCGAAGGCAGCGTTGATCTTGCGCAGCTCGGCGCGCTCCTCGTCCGAGAAGGTGCGGCCCTCGCCGTCGCAGCGCGCACGGATGGCGTCGGCCTGCTCGGACAGGGACAGCAGCTTGTTTTCGAGGGCTTCGATCGCACGCTGCGGGTTGTCGTCGGCGAAGACGGCGAGCAGGCCGGGCGACACGCCGACCAGACCGAGGGCGCCGGCGACGGCGGAGTGGAGGGGCTTCATGTTCATTGGTCTGTTTCCTAATCGGTCTGATCAAGGGGTTTCGAGACCACGACGGAGACGAACCCGTGCCGCGGCTGCGGCCAGCCGCAGCAGAGACGGGTCGTAGTCGCGGCTGGCCGTCGCCCGCAGGGCTTCCGGCGTGTGCTTGTAGCGCGCCAGCAACGGATGGTGCGCCGTAACAGCCTTGGTACTGCCGAGCCGGTCCACGAAACCGTTGTCGACCGCTTCTTCGGCGGTCATCCAGGTTTCTTTGGCCATCATCGCCTCGACTTCGTCCTGCGCGATTCCGGTCTCGATCGAATACAGCGCGCTCATCTGCGCGCGGAAGCGGTCCATGTCGTCGGCCGCCTTGCGCAGGTCGTCCGCGGTGCCGTACGCAATGCCGCTCGGGTCGTGCACCATCAGTAGCGACGCGGGTGCGGCCTCGACGACATCGCAGCCCATCATGACCACCGTGGCGATTGAGGCAGCCAGACCGTCGATGAAGCAGGTCTTGGCCGCCGGGAAACGGCGCAGCTGGTTGTAAATCGCGAGACCGTCGAAGACCGACCCACCCGGGCTGTTGAGGTACAGTGAGAGGGACCGCACGCCCTTGAGCGAGTCTAGCGCGCTGGCAACCGACTTGGCCGAAACCGAATCGTCGTAACCCAAGTCGGCGCCGATCGCTCCGTAGATGTAGAGCTCCCCCGCGTCGCCCCGCGTTTTCGCTTCGAGTGCTTTCATGGTGCGAAGCAGACCACGCCCCGCCTACGCCAGCGAAGCCCGCCCGTCAGTCAATCAGCCGCACCGATTCCGTCCACCGCGCGCGCCGCCGTCTCGCCGCCCGCGATTTGCCACAGCACGCGGGCCAATGCCGACTCCGGCGCGCCGAGCACCCGGCCCGCCACGCGCGCCGGCTCTGAATCGACAGCCTCGGCTACGCGCCGAAACACCCAGTCGTGGTAGCTCGGGTCGTCGAGTGCGCCGGACCCGGGCCGCTTGGCCTCGCGCGCCCGACGCTCGGCCGACGCCCGCGCCTCAAAACGTTCAGCCCAGAACCGCAGGAGCGCCCCCGCTGCCTCGCGCGCCCGCTCCTCCGCGTCGTCTTCACCCTCGTCGCTCTCCGCGCCAGGAGGCGGGGCCCCTGGCGGCGCGGGGGGCGAGGGAGGCGCGGGCGGGGCGATGATCTGTTCGAGCGTCTTTTTCGCACTGTTGATGAGACGCACGTCGCCCTCGGGGCCGATGGTGTTTCGGCCCTCCGCCCGTAGGATGTCGTTGATGGTGTAGGCGCCCGTCTCCGACAGCACGCGGTATGCCTCGGCGCGCGTCTTGAAATCGCCCTGCTGGGCCCACCCGAGATCGAGAATCACGAACCGCCACGGCTTGCGGTTCGGGAAGAGCTTGGCTTCGACTTCCTGCTCGATGTCGTGGGCGTGTTCGCGGAGCGTCGAACGCGAGAAGTCGGTGTAAAGGTGCTCGATGTTGGACCACGTCGCCCGGTCGAGGTGGCCGACCATCGTGGGCGGAACACCGAAGAAGCGGCAGATCTCCTCTACCTGGAACCGCCGCGCGTCGAGTGCCTGCGCGTCGGACAGGCTCGGACGGTCCACGTCGACCCACTCGACGCCCTCCAAGATGGCGGTCCGGAAAGCGTTTCCGGAGCCCGAATGAAGTCTGTCCCACTCGCGCCGGATTTCCTCTCTGGACTCGTCGTCGATGTCGCCGGTCGGGCGGAGGAACCCGCTCAGGCTCGTGCCCTTGGCGAAGAAGTTTGAGGCGAACTGCTCGGCAGACGCCGAGAGCGCGAGCGCGTTCATCATCGTACCCAGTGGGCTGTCGCCCGCGTACGAGCAGAAGCCCGGGCCGCGCAGGTGAAGGACGTGCGCCCCGGACAGCACCCGCGGCGGCCCCCCGTCGACCTGGACAACGTACCGCAAAAGGCCGGTCTCCGTGTCGCGCTCCAACGTAACACGGTCGGGGCTGATGTTCCAGAGCTGGGCCACGCGCCCACCCGCGTCGCGCACGATCTCGGCGTAGCCATTGCCGAACGTCAACCGGTGCCGGTTAATCGCACGCCAGAAACCCACCGCCGTCGTGTCGGGGTTCGGCCGACGGTTCAGGATGTACCACAGCGGGTCGTCTGGCCGCTCGTCGTGGTCGCCCCGTTCTAGCCGCTCGAAGACCTTCTTTTCGCTCGTCGCCAGCGCACCAGAGATCACCTGCACGCAGCGCCAAGCGGTACTTAGGCTCAGGAAGGTGTGCTCGTCGAGCCACACGTCGCGCGCCGGGGGGTAAGGCCCGGCCCGCCGGAAGAAGCGCCCGCGCCCCTCGCCGTGACCGAAAATCGCTGCGCGAATCAACGCGAGCCGCTGCCGAATTTTCATGGTGCTGTCGCTTCCCTCTCGCTCGCAGAGCGGTCGACCCCGACGGGAGTGATCCGGGGTTTCTTGACGACGGGCTTACGCTGCCACCACCCGACCGCCTGAACCGCCGCCACCAGCCCGTCGATGCGGCCCCTGGCCTTCGACTTGGTCAGCTTGCGGTTGCCGGCCGGGTCTTTCTCGACGACGGCGTTAGCCACATTCCAGTTAAGCACGGGCGAGCCGTTGTGCACGAGGCCGCCCGACACCACGAGTGATTCGAACGCGTCGACGGCGGGCGCCATGTCGCGGAACCCCTGCCCGAAGGGCTCCAGGCGAAGCGCCTCTTCGTTAGCCCCGATTTCTCTGATGTACGTCTTGAGCTCGTCGATCCGCCAACGGTCGTACGCCGTCGCCTGCAGCCTCACCGTACGTGCGACGAGAGCGAGCAGTTGCAGGACTGGGCGTTTGTTAACCGACCGGCCGGGCGTCGTAAGAAGCCAGCCCTTCGCCTGCCACTGGTCGTACGGCACCCGGTCGAGGCGCGCCTTGTCCCGCAGACCGGCCGCCGGCAGGAAGAAGAACGGCACCACGACCAACACGCCCGTGGGCCGCTGCGCCACGACCACCAGCGCACACAAGTCCGACACCGCCGACAAGTCCAGGCCGACCACGGCCGGCAACCCACGCACAGACTCCAGCGAAAGTCCTGGCTCGTACAGCGACTCCCAGTCCGTGCGGTTGAGAAAGCGCGGCAAGTCACTGTAGCGCTGGTTGAGGTACAACGAGCGAAAGGTCGGCTCCCACGACGGCATACGCTTCGCACGAGCCGCCGCGCGCGCGAGCTCGGCGGCGTCGCGGAACAAGCACAGCGCCGGGTTCGCGTCGAGCCACGCCTCCGGGTCGTCCACCTCGGCACCCTCTTTCGCCTCGTACATCGACAAGACGAAACTCGGGTCGTGTATGTCGCCCGCTTCGACCGCACGCCCGTAGTCGACCAGCTCGCCCATGATGTGGTCGGCCCGGTCGCCCTGCACCGAGATCGCAATGAACAGCGGCTCAGCTCGGGCACCCATGCTGGTGGTC